CTACCACGTTTCTTCGATTATTTCGAATTTCATACTGGGCATTGTCTGCGTAGGTATTTATTTTAAGAAGCTCGTCGTCGACTCCGAAACATCGAATAAGGTTTCTGAGAGATTTTATGGTTCCTTTTGTTTTGTAAATATAAGTTAAATTGTTATAAATATTTTCATATATTATGTTCTTGGTCTCTGCCAAAGATTTTTCATAAATTTTTGTTTCGCTTCTGTCGGCTAGTCTTTCTAATACATCTGCATCAAGAAAGATTTCTGGTGCCACAAACCCCTGAGATTCTAGGAGGCGAGAAGCAAAAGGCAGTGGCTTGATGCTTCCGCTAGTATAACTAATTTCCTTAAGGCCTGGTAGGCTCTCAATCTGCAACTGAAGAGTGTCAAAATAACTGGCAATAATCTGGGTTAGTTTTTTAAGCTCTCCTTCACCTTCGTTGTCTTCTTCTATTATCCAGTTTGGCATCGTATTATAAATCGAAGCGTTATTGGTCTCGTCGTGGATAGATCCGGAGATCTCCAGGCTGTGCTTAAGCCTAACAACCTCTGGGTGGAATGAATGAATTATAGGATCTTTAAACTCTTTTATTGCCGCACTTGACAGGACTATAGCAGACCCAGTATTTCTAGAGCTGGTTGTGTAACCGGTCCACGTCCCATTGGAGACGCGTCCCGCGTAGTCCAGTACAACACTGTCGACGGAGGCTGTTCCCGTAATTCCTTCATTAAATTTATAATAGACACCCAAATTGGTATTCACAGTTTCTGAGGTCTCAATAAAGGGAGCAGGATCAGAATTTACTCCTCCCCCTACCTGGGTAAACCAAAATCTTCCAATCTGTTCAGACGTTCTACGAGTCTTCCAATATCTAAACTCGTCTAGAGATGCAGATAGCTTCCCTGCGCCAGCCGCGGCCGTTGAGCCGGATGGAGATGTGATAAGAGCCCCCAGATATGCTTTGAGGCCAACGTCGTAGAAGTCTCCTATTTCTGTACCAATTGCAATTGCTTGTTCATTGTCGACTTGACCATCGACATAAAAACGACTGTACATCGTCCCGTCGGTCTTTCCGAGGGTTAAGGCGTAATGATGCCAATTGGCATCGGCTACAGATGCGGTTGTTACAGCAGAAGAAGCAAGAGAAAGTTCTACTTCGCCCGTAGTACCCGATAGGAGTGTAAGGCGAAAGGGAGCCGCTCCGAGGACATCGTGTCCCGAACCAGTTAGTTCAATTCGTAATCTTGCATAATCTGCTGAGGATGAGGCTTGGCTATTCCACAAATCAAAAATGACTTCTTTTTCGGTAAAACCAGTTATAAAGCCATCTTTCTTGAGCCAAAACTCAACAGATACTCCTTTTGAGGATATGTCAGCCTGTAAATTTGACTGGCGATTCATTGAGGGTTCGTAGTAGTTAGAACCCGTAAACTGTTGGTGGAACGGCGACATCCCGTTGGGATTTGTATGCGGACCACCCTTAAAATAGATATATTCTGTATTAAGAGGGAGCCCATAACCATCGGTTATTGATCCGGCAGCTGCTCCCCAGCCGCCGGCCGATAAAACAATATATCCATTCGTTCGAGGATACTGATTATCATAGATATGAAGATCTATATAAGTGGAGTCATTTTCCCACTCTAATCGTTCATTTAAAGACCCATCATAAGGAAAGGTATTATAGATTCTTTTGATAGAAGCATCATAGTATTCCTTAGCCGATCCATAACGAGCAAAATTTTCCGGGTTCGAGTAGTCTACCCGCGGGATAAACCTCTCCTCTTTGATAATGTCTTGTTCGTGGTAGGCAACCGACTCTATCTGTGAGGCTATCTCTTCTGCCGTTTTGTTTGATAGGCTTTTGATGTTTGATGCTACATCAAAATACTTTTTAATGCTCATGATTTAATTATTCTTCAACTCTAAATTTAAATTTCTGTGCTTGCTCTTGCCAGTCTCCTATACTGTCATTGTAATACGCTAATCTTATTTCATACATGTAACCAGATTCCAATAAAGAAACATCTAAATCAAAATAATTGCCATCTTTATCGTATGATAAATAAGTGCTGAAGTCAGACCCCGTACCGTAGGCAATTGCTGGATAGTTGTCCGCCGTGCGATAAATTGCGTAGGACGCACTATACATTATCTCTGTCGGATTGTTGGGGTTGGAGACCGTATATATTGTTGGGCTCCAGTTCCGATCTCGAATAAAAAACCTAAACCTTCCAGTTTCTCGTGTAGAATACGAGTTTTTAATATATTTAGCGCTTGTAATCTTATTAAATGTGGGGGCGGCCTGATATGTGGGCATCAACTCGGGGTAAACAGACCCAGTAAAATATTCTACAGCGCCGCTATGCCATACATCGTGTATCGCCGCTAATGGGGTGGGGGCGCCCGTCAAAGCGACAGAACAGGAATATATTCCTGTTTTAACGTAACTAGCGGTAGCATTATAATCCCCGGTGGCGGCAACGCTGCCTCCCCCCGCCAGAGATATCTGAGAGCCCGTAGGAGAACTCGCCGAACTAGAATAAAAAGATACGTGGAGTTTTCCAGTACCCACCGACGGAATGTTTACGAGGCGGCCACGGATATAGTTGTAAAGATATAAATTATTCAGATTATCTGCGGCCGGTGCAAGAGAACTCGAATATAAGAAGTTCTCGCGATCATCTGAGATCCTAGAATCCCAGCGCGCTTCGATCACTGGGCGTTTAAAGAAGAATTCTGTGGATCGAGAAAAGAACTTTTTAGTATAATATGATTGAGAGGCCCCATTAGTATTATTAATTAAACTTCCTGTATCCTGTCCCGTAGAGCTTGAAAAATAGGCTTCTTGGCTAGCCGTTAGTCTGAGACCAAGGCCATAGTTATTGTACGCTCCGGAGATCCAGTTCTCGACCAGAGATGTAATATTTAATTCAATATCCTCGTAGCCTTGAGCAAAATTCACCGTAAAGTTAGATGCCGTTAAATAGTCGCCTCCCACTGCGGTCCAGGCAGTATTGCGAGTTGCGCGACCCCAATTGGCGGTTCCATAATCTTGATAGTTATCCATGTCAAGGCCGGTGCCCTCGGTCCACGACTGTGAAACCGGGGCGAGCACAATATCAAAATCTTGGGGCAACGTGAAAGGCTGGTCAGCATTAAACATACGAAGGTAAAACGACACGCTGCCTGAGTCGGGAATGGAGCCGGCTGAACGATCACTTGAAATTTGGGTGATGGGGAACTGGATCATCGCGCGCGACAACTCTTGTGATTGTCCGTCTCCCGACGACCACGTCTGTCCATATATAGAGAATATTTCAATCGTGTCAGCATACCCCATATTAGAGCCGGTGCCACGAGTTGTTAGGTCACTCTCGAAGGCATTTGTGATTGTTGTATCAATGCTCGCGCTATATCTTGCTATAGCCATTACTTTATAGACCCTTTAATATCTATATTGGGAAACTTAAGCTCAAATATGGAATTCTTTTGTGCCATTATCTTTGTGCCATCCGGTGTTAACATCTGATAATAATCATAGCTGGCGTCAGAATAGGCGCCACCAGTGCGAGGAACAATTTCAATATTCACCACGTCAACAATTCCGTCGACGTCTCGGAGTGCTCTATAAAAGTCAGAAATTAAAATTCGTTCACCTATATCGTATTGATACCGGGATAAATGCTGTCTTAGAGCAAAATTTGCTTGATTCAAAGCGGTATAACGGTTTGTATTTGAGTCAAGCGTTATAACATAATTGATTCCAAAATTAACAATTGTAGCATCTAAGATATCTATGGTATCATTCATCATCTTATATTGGAGAAGCCAGTTTCTTAGATTATTTTTTAAACTACCGTTGGCTATGGTTAATTTGCCGCTTGTGTTTTCAGATATGACATATATATTCAAATTTCTCTTGAAATCGCCAAAATCTCTAACAACTGCGGCGCGTTTTACTAATCCAAACTTTTCGGGCATTCCATAACAAATAAACTGATAATCCTGGGCAGTCACAGCCCTATGTTGTGTGGCATAGTACCCAATCGCTCTCTGCTTAATTTCGTCAGATGATGGTAATGAGATATCGCCTACAAAAGGATATTCATTAGTTACCTCTAAAGTCTGGTTCACGTTTGTCCTTATAGCGGGGGACAGGGCGCCCTGGGATCGATAATTTATTATTGGGGATGACGGCTCTACTATGGTGTTGACGGCCGCATTCACGTCTGCTACTGTGTTGATTCTAAAGTGAACTCTTAGAGTGGTATTAGACGGCGCAATCCCAAATTTGTCTGTACTTATCAATTTTGTTGGGTCAAACCCAGCATCTGTAGTATAGTCGCGCCCGTGTAAATCCAGTACAACGCTGGTAGGGTCGGCCACAGAATCTGATAACAATTCTGAATCCGATCCGTATCCAAATTGGAGGTAGGTTTCATTCGCGGTTTTTTCGACCGTAAATCGTCTAGCGACGGGGGAGGCTTTAAGAATATTGCGTACAGTATTGTTGGTCGATGTATTGGAGTTAGGGATAGATTTGTAAATTACATTTTGAGTCAAATGGTCGACCTCAAAGTACTCATGACCCTCACTATCGATCACCGATATTACCTCGGCAACCCTTTGTGTTCGAAGGGGAACTCGCAGGAACCTCTCAAAATTATCGATTTTTACTTCTCTATACGCCGTTCTCCCCGACACGGCGCGACCTTGCGCTCGGAGTACATAATTAGAGGGACTTTGCGTCGACGTATCGATTACTCCAGGAACGACCTGGTTTGTCGTTTGAGCGAAATCTACGTCTTCTAGCAGGGTATATACTCCGCCCCCCGTGGATGAAAATGTCGAGCCGGCGCGCAAGATTGGTGCATATCCCAAGTTCGGGCCCAAGGTTGTCCCCTCAGACGGAACTTGAATATAAAAGGTCAATACACCCTGTGAGGATGGACTCGTATTCAGTTTAAGGCCCACCTGGCGCGCGAGTCTTACAACATTATCATATTCTATTGCAGTTTCTAAAAAACTTTCATTGGCTTGATAATCCAAATAGAAAGATAATATGTCTCCAACATATGCTACAGTATCCAACATTAGTGATCCAAAAGAGGCCTCATTAAAGTCTCTATATGTATTTGGATAATATCTTTTAGCAAAATCTTCTAAATCTCGACGAATAGAATCAAAGTCTCGGCTGGTATAATCTATTGGTTGTAACTTTTTGGGCATAATTTTATCTCGTTAATAATTGTCTACTTGTATCTGTAGGACCGTGCTCAGCTGTAATGGCACAATAGTAAAGTGTATGGCCATGGCCATCGAATGGGGGAACAAGTCTCCATTATCTTCTGGGACAAAATACTCAATGTCATCAATATCTAAATAGTTAAGGTATTTTTGAACTTGTTCATTAATTCCATTAGAAATAGATGCATACCAATCTGAAGTGGGAAGGCTAAATAAGTATTGTTGTATCCCCACTCCAAACCCTGGGTCCATTATTCTCTCGCCAGGAATGGTTAGAACCAACATTTTTAAATTTTGTTTAGCAATTTGCTCGAATGTAGTGTTTAGTCGGTAATTGCCAAAAACATTATCTACCGTA